ACGAATAAGGGAGGATCTGATACATCTACTAAGGATTACTTTTTAGTATGGTCGGAACGAAGATGGCGAGTTTTATTACCCTTTTTTACTTCCATACCACACTCGCACGTGTATAGAGTGTTATTACGCTCACGTGCTTTATCGTTATAACGCCCAAGATTAGCCTTCCACCAATCCTTTTGTCGTTGCTCGGCTTGTTCTTCTGAAACAGCAATTACCGCACGACGATTAATGCAGTCCTGTAGATTGAGAATCCACCACTGCTCTCTGGCTACACGAATATTTTCTTCTACTTCTTCCAATATTTCAAACTCACAGTTTTCAAATCCGTAGAGGTCAAAGAGATCATATGAGCCACACGAATATTTTTTAGGATCTATTTTATAGTTTTTATACCCGTGTTTATGGGCTGATATACGGTGTCGTAGTCCAATTGTTGAACCAACATAACAATCTGTTCCAGACTTGGACTTGATACGATAGATGATAGGCATTCTAATATACAATTATCAGATACGTTTAGGTAGTTGATAATCGGATATGCGACGAGTGTCATTTTTATACTTTTTTGTGATTTTTGTCGTTAATTACATTACCGCACTATTTCAACGGACCCGCTTGCATCAATCAATAATTGATAATCTGAGATGAAGGTCAAGAACATCGTGTAAGTCGCTGCAGTCGTGGTAAAGTTCACGCCAACGACCGATACCGGACTGCCTGCAAAGGCAAGAGCCTCGTTGCATCGCTGAGCCGAAACACCGACGGCAAACGAATCAGTCAGATAAGTAGTGCCAGTGCTAACGTCCGTGATGGAAGCATCAAAGAGACGGCTGAAGCACTTGTTGAGTTCCGCAAACACAAGGGCGGGGCTGGTTGCAGCGTTAAGGGTGTTGGAGTTGATGAGGCGACCGTCCAGTGAGACCTGGAATTGCGATAGACCGTTTGCAGCGGAGAGACCGCGAGCATCACCATCGTTAAGGTCAGCAGTAAGAATCTGTGTTCCCACCAACGCACGAAGTGAGGACACGTTTAGACCATAGTTGAAGAAGGCAGTGCCTGCAGCCGACTGTTGCGTAGTAGACTGGAAGTTGGTGTAGCCAAGGACGTATTTACGACCCTGAGCCATGTCGGACTTGACCTTATCAACGAACATCTGCTCCACGCTGATCTTGTCATAAACCAGTTGGACGTTGCTGATGACAAAGCCGGTAATGGCTGCACCACCAACGTTCACCTTGTCAACCGAACGAGCAAGAGAGTTATAGTCCAACTGAACCTGGAGAGTGCCGTTAAGGGCGAACAGCGGAACACCCTGCTGTGTCCCGAGTGCACCAATGAGAGGCATGACAATCGTGCGGAGGGCTGGTGCACCTGCAGCACGGGCTGCACCAGAAAACATAAGGATCTGTGCATCATGATCAATCCAGTCGTTTGAAGTAGAATGGGCAAACAAAAGGTCATACACTTGGTCAGCGTTCTGAATGTTGTCTACTTGAACCGAGTTGATGTAAGTTGAAAGGCGGTTGATAAGAGAAGTTGCCGAACGCGTAGCACCCTTATACTGATACTCAAGTGCAGCATCACCACCAGTAAGGAGAACATCAAAACGAATGTAAGGGTTGAGCATGATTCCCGCCGAAGAACCGCAAGGGAGTTGAATGATGGACGTGCCGGACGCATTGGCGTTGGAGGTCAAAGCGGGGACGTTCACTGTCTGGAGAGAGCAGGGAATCGGCTTGGCACTCTTGTTGCTCATGAACGCCTGGGGGACGGAATCATACGAAGCGGGGAGGATATACGTAGCATCAGAACCAACGGTGTGAAGGGACATTCTTGTATCTGAATACTAAAAAGAAAAAAAAACAGAGTGGAACTCACGTCTTTTTATCTTCGCTTTTGGAACTTACTTTGCTTCGGAGGAGCAAGGGCGACTTTCTTGATCGGCTCGGTCATGGAGCGATGGGGGGCATGGGCTTCTTCCAGAACGGGTTCAGATACCATAAAGGGAGTTTGTGGTTTTGCGTAATCCGTATGAACCGTAGTAAAGTGGTTGGGGTATGTGCGTCGGAGCATCTCTACTTCTTCTTAAGAATTAATACTGATCTTTAGGATTGAAGGTATCGTTCATGGACTCAATCTGAAGTGTCAGGAGCAAGTGCTGGAAGGTAGCGGGTGCTGCACCCGTAGCGTTGTCTACGACCGCCAAACGGATTTGTCCTTGGAGAACAACGTTTTGAAGACTATACTCGTTGTGGCTGGAATCGTAGGAGGTATTTCCTGATGGGTTGCTCATAATCGTAAGGAATCGTGCCGGACTGTAAGGAAAGAGGAGGAGGTCGGAGCGAATCTGAACCATGCGGGAGTTTGTATTGGCTTCCGTAGCGTGATAGCACACGTTCAGCACACGAATAGAACACTTTCCAGAGACGGGAAGGGTAAAATAGGTGTCGTTGAGTGCTGCAGTGATAATGAACTGGACTAAGACCATAACTATTACTCCATAGATTTTATTCGTCTAACGGCAACGTGATCCCGCGTTTCTTTAAATACTTTTCCACGGCGGAGGCATACTTCTTGGCTACTACGAACTCGCCGGGCATAATGATGACATTTGACAGTTTTGACGTATCGTGGACGGTTCTATCCGTAAGTGGTCCTTTGTATCCCTTCATCACACCGGACTCCATGATTTTTGTGGGAATCACGAGCGATCCTGGCTCTAACCACGAGGCGATGGAATCCTGGTCGGAGAACTGATTATTAGGGTGATACTTGACGTAGCCTCCGTCGCTAAAGTTTGATCTACGCTTGTTAAAGATTTGGACAGGCTGTCCACTCCCATTAAAGTAGAACATTCTATTGAGCGGATCGCTTTTTTATTGGTAGTCGCTTGTTCCTGCTGGTTTTGTCTCTACGAGGTTGCGGGAGTCGTCTATCTTCTTCATTTCCAGTTTCTTCCGATACCGTTCAAGGCGTTTCACGACATCTGCCTTCTCCGCTTCCAGCGTCGCCTTCTCGTCCGTCGTAGCATCTGTTTCTATAGGGGCGTTCGCGAAGGGCTGGTTCACAAAAGCGGTAGAGTAAAGGGACTCGTAGTTAGGCTGAAGGACCTCCGTGATGGTCATACGAAACGACCAGGGAAGATCTTGAAGATCAATGGGGGTATAGGACAAGTTTGTTGTCAAGTAGAAGTTCAAATTAGAAATCGTGTCATTCACCAATGAAACCGGGTGAGAATCTCCATACCAATTAATATAGGTATTAACGTTGGTTTGAATCGGTATATGGTATAATATATCACTAAATACATCTTGCTCTACTACCCATTCACGGTTTTTGTATTGTCGTAAGGAGGGTGATCGGAGCAGTAGATAACTAACGGGATTCGCAACGGCAAGTTTTGAGCCAGTCGCAGAAAGTCCAATAGAAATAGTAGTATTAAAAGCGAAACCAAAGAAGAGTCCAAGGGAGGGATTGGAAGCAAACTGCAGGTAAATGACAGATGTATTTGATGGAGAAGTGTTAGGAACAACGCTTAATAGTGAAAGGGTGCTTTTACTTGTTGTTGTGTTATAGACAAAGTTGAAAGTAGGAGTGAAGGATACACAAGGAGTAATTGTTCCAGCACAGATGGCAGTCAGTTTCGTGGAGAGTTCGTCAAGGACAGAAACCGTGGAATAATTTCCAACGGTCATGTTCAGCGTTGTGCTAAAAAAGTTGCTACCTTGCTGGATAACAACGGGTAATGCTGTGATATCACTGCTCAACTGGTAAAAGGAGAACGGAATCGTTGCTCCGTGGACGGTTGCTACGAAATGGCTATTACGTGCTTGTCGGGTGATGATCTGGGACATTTGAATGTTCATGTCTGTATTCGTTCCTGACTGGCGTTTGTCGGACGATATATAAAAGGAATATGTGGCAACAGTCGCCATCTTCTATTATAAGAAGTAAAAATTATCATAGTAAAAAAGCACCCCATAGTTGGAGCAGTGCCACTCAACGTCCTTGTTATTCATGTAGACGAGCATTAACTTGGGACTCACGTAATAGGGCTGGGGTAGGAACGTTGGCGGAGTCATCTTCTTTGGAGTCTTCCACCCCTTCAACGACAACATTGGCTAAGATTTCTTTCTCCTTATCTGCCTTGAGTTTATCTGCTTCCTCGCTGGAGATTAGTCCGTTCACCCAATACTGCAGTGCGTTCTGGACCTGATTCATGGTAGATCCTTTGAAGAAGTTGAAGTTGAATGCCATTCTACTTAACAAACAGAAATATTTTTATGCTTTCTCCACACGGACAATCAACTGCCGGACAATCTCCTTCAAATCGTCAATCTCCTTCTGCTTCTTATCCTCTTCTGCTTTCTTATCAGCATCAAACATCTCTTTTACACTTGCAAATCCTCTTTCCTCTGCTTCTACCATCTTCTTCGGTCTCCGAAACTTTCCAAGAGGGCATAGTTGCTCCTTATCGCAAAAGAGATGCTCTTTCCCTTTCAAGCATTCGTCTATCTTATGACGAACAGGTTTGATCTTATGTCGGAGTTCGTCTGTATCCAGATGCTTCTGTTCGTCAATGAACTTCTTGAAAGGGTAATCCTTTGGATCTATCTTTTCAGTTCGCACCAACATTCTATTATCATGGTATAAAAAAATAGAGTAAATTATACGAACTGACTTGACATACCAGTATCAGCAAGAATCCATAATTGATCATTTCCATCTGTATAAAGGTTTCCACCTGAGTAGAAATAGACATCAAACCAACCTGTAGCAGTTGTATTACCAGAATTAAAAATCATTTGAAAGGGAAATGTTGTATGATTGCTTCCATTGTTTGTAAAGTTTCGTAAATCATAATACCAATACTGACCCGTGTTCTGACTATAGACTCGCAAGTTAGGGTAAGCCATTGTAGCACCGCCAACATAGTAGGAACATTTACCATGAATCATGGTAGCCACATAGCCATTTGTTCTGTAAAAAGCATATGTCGTGTTGATCCCTCCAGACCACCCTACACCATTGTTAGAATAGATGATATTGTGAATGTTCGCTGAACGATATAACCGACTTCCATTAAAACAAATAGGTGCGATCGCAGTTGTATCTTGCTGTGGTAAGCCTGAAGCGAAAGTAATATTTGTTCCATAAAAGAGATGAGCGTTCGGCGTTCCATTACTATTAGCATAGTATCCATAATACATATCACGACCATAACCTGCATCTAAATGAAGATTGCCGTTTGTCGTGATGACTTGGGCTGTGCTTGCTGAAGTAATTCGTGTAGGCGTTGCCCCAACAAAAAGATTACTGCTCCATGTAGCATTCGGTCCATAATTCATATAGGAACTGTCCCCTGTAGTATGGATCATATCTCCGCCTGTATTAAGAGCCATTCGCACCGAACTATTATTAGTATAAAACCGCAGAGGGTGATTCGTGCGTGTTCCAATCCAGCCTCCGCTACCGTTAATATATGTTTCTACGATGACTGTTCCATTTGTATGAACGAAGCCTGGACCATCTACTGTTGTTAGTTGTAATTGTCCATTAGGGAGTATTTTCATTCTTTCCCCTCCTGCCGAATCATACCACCCAAAAATACCTTGAGCGGGAACTACCTTCGCTCTAAACAACATACCCCAATTCGCATCGCTATAAATACAACCTGGAACATACGAACTACCACCATTGACAACAAATCCATATGAAGCGACAGTTCCATAATTAAAAATATTTCCATAGAACTCGTGCGTTCCTGTTCCTCCACGGCTTGTTTGATAGTTTCCATAGTAGATACTCTTTCCATTGGAAGCGTCTAAGAATAAGGCTCCATTCGTGATAATGAGTTGTCCGATACTCGCACTACCAACATCGGGCGTTGCTCCTACCACAAGAGTATATCCTGGATAAGAAGCACTTGGACCATACTTCGCATACGAATTATCGCCAGATACATGCGTTGTGCTTCCGTTAGAAGCCATCGTAAGCGTTCCACCTGCAGTTGTCATTGCGATGGAAGTAGCAGTGGTGATCCTGGGAGCATATAAGTTTGCAGGTATTTCTGTATCGGCTCGTGTCAACGTAAACCCTGTAAATGAAATGGATTTACCAGATGCCGAACTTACAAAGTTAAATACTACATTGTTGTTGCTTGTTGCTGTAAAAAAGCCCGAAACAGTTGATGATGTAATAGGAACATTAACGATATAATCGCCTATAAATGTTCCAGACCCAGCAGTATAGGTATTTGTATACAGAATCATGGCTTGAGTAGCAGTCGCATTGGTTGAGAATCCTGTAAAGGTAAACGTGTATTTCGCTCCTGCTATGAATGTAAAAGAACTTCCTAACCACACACCAAACGTAGTCCCGCCAGCAGTCGCAGTTAATGTATAACTACCAGATAAAGTTGATGCCGACACACCTGCTGGTAGTGATGCGGTTGTTAGTGATGTAGCAGTTGCTAATGATGTCTGATTGACTTTCAATCCATTTGCTAAAGTAGCGGTTCGTCCATTGGATTGTATGATATTGCTACCTATGTCAGAAGAAAGAGTAAGATTCCCCATGATCTCAACATCAACTTCTTTAATGGTAAAATTAGTCCATCGTAGTGTTCCACTTGCTCCTACGAAACGAAGATAGATCGTTGGATTGCTTGAACCAGTTGTAAATGTCATCGTTAAGTTTTGAGGACTTGTAGTGATCGCAATGGACGCATCGCTGACCGTTAGTGATGTTGAATTGTTAAAAACAGTTCCAACCCAACTCGCACTTGTTCCATAGATTCCAGTAAAAGAAATGACATATTTATGGTTCGTATCAAAATAAAATACTGCAGGGTCAAGTGCGACATTTGCTGTCGTTCCACTGACAGGATTTACAATCCAGTTTGTGCTAAAAACATAAGTGGTAGGAAAAACACCAGTGATAAAATAACTATTCGCATCAAGACTTGGATTGAATTGTGTTGCGTTCTGTATGGTTTTAATACCGCCGTTCAGATTATTGGTATTCGCATATCTCCATGTATTATCCAGATTCAAAATACCAGCACCAAGACCTGCAATCGCACTATCAAGGGTCGCACGGTTGACAAGGGTGCTAATATTAAGGGTCGTTGCGTTGTAGGGCTGGATAAACTGTGCCGAACCCGTGGTAGAAACATTGGCAGTATGAATCTGAACGTCAGACCACGTATTGATCTGTCCTATGCCACCAGCCTGTGAAGTAAGGGCGGTGATATAGTCCAACTGTCCTGCGTTGATCGTGGTGGACATTACGCTATTCCCGTTCGTGCAGACGACCTTACCAGCATTTCCAAGGGTAGTAAACTGGAAGTTGGGTGAGCCAAGGACATCTCCAGTGAAATACATGGTGCTTCCACTGGTAAGGTTCGTCGTGATCAGACCACCCAGCGTGCTTGGATTGCCCATGGTGCTGACCGTGTAAGTAATCCACGATTCATCGTTGGCGTTATTATCAGGAATCGCAAAGTTTTGTGCTGAGATCGTTCCAACAGTGGTAAGGTCAAATGATCCAAGATCAGTATTGTCGGTGTTTCCGCTATACTTTACAAAGTTTGTGGTGTTGATAGAGCCTGCCACTGGATTGATACCGTTGATCGTGTATGGGATAAAGGTATTGGTTGTGCCATCAAGCGACATCTTCTACTACTGTCCGTTATTTTTATTTTATCCTCTATACACAGAACGATGTCTAAGCCTAACAAATACGGACGACCTCAAGATCTACAGCCAGTCAGACCTGCAGTGATGAAACTGGGTGGAACAGCAACGATTCAAGAAGAAGCCGATGAAGAAGGCTTTATGAGTAAACTCACCAATCTGTGGAGTGCGTTGACGAGCAATGAGCATCTTCCTAAGAAGTTTCGGCAGTTCATCAAGGCTCATGGGAGAGATAAGATTCAGAGCCTGGCAATGATGCGTGCACCAGTTGCGAAGCCGGGAGTAATGGCGATGCAGTTGCTTACGGCGGGTCGTTGGGAGGAGTTCAAGAAGCGAGGAGGAGTTGACGAAGTCTATCACACGAGTATCATCATCAATGGTAATATCGTGCTGGAGAAACTGGATAAAGTGGAGGGTCGTGTAGACGCTGGATATTCAAAGATGGCTGGAGCAGAACTCTACCCCATTCCCGTCAAAGGAGATATTACGATCGCGGACTTCTTGGAGAAGGGTCGTAGGCAGATGGGTGAAAAGTTCTATACCTACGATGCCTTTCGTTCCAACTGCCAGGACTGGGTCATGAACATGGTAAGTGCGAATGGTCTCCTTGATGCGGAGGGTCGCAAGTGGATCAAACAGGATATTGACAAACTGATCAAGGAACTTCCTGAACTAACGAAGACGGCTGCAGTCAAGTTAACTGATGTCGCCCGAGACGTAGGGAACGTCGCGGAAGAGTTCATTTATAAGAAGGGTGGCATGGTCATGGGACAAGCCATTGCGAGAGGAGGCTACGCACGATTTTAAAAACGCTCTATAGTAAATGGGACTGACTCATCGTCAACAGTGGCTACGAAAGAATCGGCTGGAAGACCGTTCCTATAGCCTTGTTGAACTAAGTAAACTAAGTGGCACTCCTTTGAAGACCCTACAGGAAATCTATAACCGCGGAATAGGTGCTTATAAAACCCAGCCGTCCTCTGTGAGAATGAAAGGAACGTTTGAAAAGGGTGTTGTTGCTCCTATGTCTATGAAACTCTCTAAGGAACAGTGGGCATTTGCCAGGGTCTACTCTTGGCTTAACGGATCTAAGAAGCACGATATGGATTTGCGATAAGTTGCTATAAAACAAATCTCACATCTATGTAATATGTCCTCCGACTTAACGAAGGCTCTTGCACCATATGACAACCAGAAGGCTACAAAGTCTGGTCCACTGCCTACGAAGCCATTCTTATGGGCATTGGTAGGCAAAAAAGGCTGTTCTAAGACTACGGTAGTTTTGAATGTGCTTCAAAGAAAGGAGTCTCCGCTGTATAGACTGTATGATATGATTTTTTGGATATCACCCACTGCAGGGGCAGACCCCAAACTATCGCCGTTGTTGGACGACATTGGACCAGAGCAAGTATACGATGATCTGAACAACGAGATCTTGGAGGATATTATTGCGAAGTGTGATGCCTTCCGAGAGCGTCATGAGCGAAAGAAGAAG